TATGACTACGGAACAATGGAGGAACTATTGGAAGACATAACCATGGAAGAATTATCTGAAATATTTCAGTCGTATGAGGACACATTATTGGAAGGTTTCCTTCCACCAGCAACATGGAGGCCATTTCCCAAGATGGATAAATATTCTGGTAAAAAAGTAATGTCGTCTAAATTTCGCCTCGTGTCGGTGGGGAATGTGTTTTTTCTTGCCCTTTGCAAGCGTTGGTTTTCCCAGGTAGTTACTGCATTAGAAGAAGCAGTAGATCAATTTTACATCAACACAGGACCAGAAATCTTCAATCGAAAGTTTGTGATGCGGATGTTAAACGCATACAGCTGGGGGGTGGATTATACCGCCTTTGACAAAAACAGTACGGCAATGTTTACATTGCTAGGCTTCAAGTTGTTACACCGGCTGTCGTGCCAATCGACGCCCAAGTTCATTTACGAGTACATTGCCTTAAACATAGCACAACCTTTGAGTATCATTGTCAGTCCTGACCGGACTCTGCAATGTTACCTTCTCTGCTCGTCCAATCCATCTGGACAATTCTTTACTAGTTATACGAATTCCTGCACACATCTGGTGCATAATCTACTGTTCTCAATGATAAATCTTGGAGAATCTGGATATGATTACATCGCCGATCGAGGGCAGTTGAGATCTATAATGACTGGAGACGATGGGGTGGATTTAGCGGAGTCAGAGGCAAAAGCTGTGAAGATTTCAAGTGAAATGTGTCAGTTTGTGGAAGAGTTCTTTAATATCCCAGCAAAACTAGAATTTATGGAAGATGAGAGTGGACGTCATGTCCCCTTCCCCCCAGGAATTTCCCCTGTTTACTTGAATAAAGTTTACGTTGTGAAAGATGATGGGACTTCATATTTGATACCTTCTAACTTGCGTAGATTACTTCCGAGATTGATGTTCGTTCAGCCTTCAGACGTCAAAGGCACACTTAGGGAAACGCTACAAGAGCGAGTGATAGGAATACTACAGGAAGTCCAGCCAACATTACTTCATGAATATTTCCATCCATGTTACCCTAAGAACGTTATTGCAGCAAAGATCGTGGAGAAAGCCAGATCTTTAGGAGTACTAGCCAAGTCTCCTCATAACACTGTGTCCTCATTGGTTCTACCGAGAGTGGACAAATTAATTTGATGGTAAAACAAAAATTACCCAAACCAAAACCAAAGCAGCAACCAAAGCCTAAAGCCAAGAAGCCAAAATCGAAGAGAAGAAAAGCAAAGACCAGAGTCAGATCAAATATGACCAATCTGAAACAAACGGCATTAGATACTATGAACAACCGCCATAAGGCTCTTGAATATATGGATGCTCAGGGCAAAACCCAACCCCCAGCCTCATCAACTTCACTCGGAATGTTTACAACACTTCCTGGAGTGCAACGATGGGTTGGATCAACTGCAACAACTGCGGACCAATATTATGTATTTCAATTTACTCCTAGTAGTATTCGAGGTATATTTTGGAACAAGATTGGAGCAGGGGATAATGCCATAGCAGCCATACGAATAAATCAATTGCAAGCCAACCCTGGGGTTTCAATGCGCCCACTAAGATATTCTGTCTGTGTGAGGTCCACTGGCACCTTAGTGAATACCGCTGGTATGATGAGAGCCTTGATGACGAGCAATTCATTAGACTGGTCTGCCGCCTTTTCAGCCCCAACAACCGTCACTGCAGCATTTTGCACTTCCATCGAGAGTATGGTACTAGGAGCACCCACTACCCGCTCGTACACCCTAAATGAGTTAACGACCGGTTACAAAAGTGTTTTCTTTCCCGTATCTAACGTTGGATATAATGAATGGCAAACAGTAACGGAAGCAGCAACAATACAGGACAACTTAGTAGAAGGATCCGTAAGGGAGTCACTGAGTACACTAATCCTATGTTTCCCAACATCAGGAATAGCTGTCCCGTATGAAATAGTTCTATATTCACAAGACGCTGTGAGGTATCCTGCTAACACTATTCTTAGTTCAATGCAGCGAGCACCCCAACTTGCCTCTTCTGGAGCAATGGAACGTATTTATCGGCACGTAGCTGATGTCTCTGCAAACGGAATTCATGACGAGACAGTATTAGCCCCTAGGTCTACCCAGAAGACTAGTACTTTCCAAGACATAATGCACTTTGCAACTCAGTATGGACCGACAATACTGCAAGGGGCTACGGCTTTGGCTGCTTTGGTTTGAGCACGTGCACGCCATAGATGCACAGGCATCCCTGCCTAGTGGGTACAGGAGAGAAAACTCCTTAACGCAAATAAAACAGCACCCTTGCTTAGTAGGTATAGGAGAGACAACTCCTTAATGCAAATAAAACCTATGTGGGTGGTTTAATCAAAACACTTGGCTCTCAACCAAGAGATGTGGCCCCCCCTCAGGTGCTCCCAAAGTAACAACGTAGCGTGAC